ATTTTCGGCAGTAACCGAAAAGCCTTCGGGTAACCCGAAGGACACCTTGCTGCTTTCTCGTGAAAGCAAAAATCCGTCAGCAAACGGATTGGAATTTGTGCTGTTATTCCGACTTCCAAAGCATCGTTTCCCGATGCCCAAGCTGCCCAAAAGAAAAACTGGAATAAGGTCAGTTATAAGTCCGAACCTTATTTGAGGACACAGGGAACGAAAGCCGGATTTTCACTTTCTCGAAATGCAGACAATGGCGTCAATTCGATGCCAATATGTGCCATATTACAGCCAAAATCCGCCTTAGAACAATAGAAAGATGCAATTTTAGGCAAATACATCTTCGTTTGTTTGCAAACGCATCGAACCAATGGTCTGCAAAAACGATGATGAACAGAAGCGAATATTCAGAAAATTTATTCTATACTGGTTTGCAACAACATAGTTCCAATGATGCGCTGATTTACTGTTTTGCTGTTGTGTTGTCGTACTGGTTTACAACAGCAAAACTTCAAATAAAAGTATCAGCAATGGGGTGCGGATTTAGAGGGATGGAATTTGAATGATACAAATCGGTGGTACAATACATTCGCCTATCAACGTAGTAATGAAGCAACAAAGGGATGGTGCAATAAACTTATGGCGATTGGTATATTCTGCTGCTTGTGGAATTGCATATCAATCCTGCATCGGATTTCATAGGCGGGAACGACAATATTTTCCGTTTTTCATAGAAATAATTTTGGTCATACGAGAGAATAGTGCTAATTTTGCATTCGTATTAGTTCTTTGAGTGACTGAAGAAGGCTTTTTGCTAAAATTTTGCTAATCATCTAAAGCGAGAAATCGCACCAATTCGATTGGTTAATCGGGGAGATGTAAGTTCACGAAAGACGATAACGCAAACGACCTTGTATGCTCTTATCCGTCTATATCGTATGGCTTTATGTATCATCTGTTCTGATTTTGTGCATATTATTTTTTAGCACGTGAAACTAGAGAGCAATGGAGACAATGTTTATAGCAAATTTTAGTTTGGTCATATTGATTTTAGCACGTGGCGATATTGCCCGAACTAAAAATTTTCTATTATGACAAAGAAAAATAAAAAGAAGCCTTCAAAGAGAGGGAAGGCTAAAAAGAAATCCCTCCATTGTTCTTCAGGGACTGTGACACAGAAAAGCTATGTGAAAAAGTGGACAATGAATATGGTTGTTCTTACAAAACTACTAAAAGCATTAGTCCAATTGTTCAATGCCATCA